TAGTTGAAACGAATAGAGATCATCTCTGAACTCCATTTCATTAATCATGTAGCGTGTTTGACCCTCCAACGAGGATGGGTCACAACGCCACTGTTTACAGAACGCACCCAATCCATCATAACGATTCTGGGAGGTCCATTGGATGAGCCCGTAGCCCCCTCTCAGGCACTGATCGTAAGGCACAATGGCCCCACCCTCACATACCTTGGGTCGGAAGTTAGACTCTTGTTCGATGTTGCCCAGGATCACAGCCAGGGCAGTCTTGTCGGTAACTTCAGCACGAGTCTGCAGTTGCTCCAGAACATACTGCTGGGCTGGCGTGCAATCAGGGCAAGTAATCATTTTTTCTTAGCGGTTTTAGCGGCGCGTTTGAAGTTAGCTGCGGTAGGAGCACCTTTGCTCCCAGGCTTCCGCATCTTTTCTCCCGAACCTTTTTTAATACGCATTCGTTTTGCGTGGATGTTAGCGTAGAGACCTTTAGGCATTACTTTTTCTTGCCGCCTCCTTTCTTTTTACCGCAAGCCATTACCAAACTCCAGGGATAATTTGACCAGTTAGTGCGTACGCTCCAAGCGCAGCCATCACACCTAGCATAGCCAGGCGACCGTTGAGCATCTCAGCTTTTTCGTTGTGAGTCACAGTGTAATTGTCGTCAGTGTACATGGTGGGTTCTTTTGCAAAGAGGTTTTGTTGTCCGCGATCGTTGGTGGTAACGGTCATTAGAATTGTACGTCAGAGTTTTCAAGTTTTTGCATAACTTCTTGGCGGTATGCAGGGTCGCGATCGTATCGTGGATCAGACATAGCGGCAACCAGCTCTTGCTGACTGCGGAATGCAGAGCCTGAATCAGAAGCACTACGACCAGTCAACAACTGCCCGTCAGTACCTACTGAATCAACGTACTGGTTGTTAAGAGCTTGGACAGCAAAGAAGATTGCATTGGGATTACCAGTCTCCATGACTGCATCATACATCTGAATCTCTTCTTGCGACAAGTTAGTACCTGCCCAATTAAGCATAGCCCTATACTCTTGCTCGCCTCCTACCATTTGATAAAGTTCGTTAGCTTGTTCTTGAGTAAGTTGCTCAGATTCAGGTGCATCGTTTACTTCTTCTTCTTGTTCTGCTGGCTCGCCTTCGTCTTCGGTGGTTTGTACTTCATCGCGTGGTTCTCCGAGTTTAGTTTGCAGTTCAAGATATGCTTTTTCTAACTCGCCTTGGTCTTTGAATTTACCAGCGAGTAGCGGTTGCTCTCCACCCTCAAGAGACTCAGCAACCTGCAGGGAGTCTTGCTCATCAGCATTAAATTCTGGCTGATCAGCAGGTGTTTCATTCATCGTAAGAGTTTCGCTCATGCTGTTGGTGGTTGTGGTGGTTCAGGAATTTGAGATTGTTCTTGCTGCATCATTTGCATTGCAGCTTGTTCACGTTTTTGATCAACGGCTGCCATTTGAGGCATCTGTTGTTGTGCAAGAATCTGTTGCTGTTGTTGTGCAGCAGCTTCAGCTTCAGCCTGTTGTTCATCCATGCTCTTCACAAGGTTGAGCACGTCAATACCAGAGGCAGCAGCCAAACGCTTGATAACTTCATCAGTGTTGACAAACTGAGCAATGGCTTCGGGTCCGACAGTTTGAGCAATGACAGTAAGGAACTGTGCAAGGCTTTCACGATCTTGACCACGACCAAGGGCATTAATACCAGCCACAATAGTGGGTCTGACAATACCACCCTTAGGAAGACGTGGGATTTCACCAGTCTTTTGAGCCATACTGAGCTTACGGTTTAGATAAGGTACAAGGAACTCAACAGTCAACAGGGAGAATAATCCACCAAGTTGTTGTTCGAGTTCAAGTTGCGTCATCCGCACCTCTTCAGCTGTAGTGCGTTCAGAGTCCCTAACATTAAGGATTAAGAATGCTTCACTGAGACGTTGAGTCAGAGAGCCGATCATTTGATAGGCAGTCTGGAAGTCAGCTGTCTTCCCAACCTGCACTACACCAATGTCATCAGGTCGTCCCTGGATGATAGCACCGTTACCTGCCTTAGCAAGTGTCTGGGGCTTGGTGGTACTGCTTGGGCTGACAGTAAACACTACCTTAGCAGCTGCAGCGGAGCCTTCAACGATGGCTTGTGACAGTGCTTCAAGTGACTTGAGGTCACCGATGAACTCCTCGACTCTACCACGTCCGTAGACTTCTCCGTCCACGTGGTTGAATCGTAGCACAAGCCATGGGTTTGCGTCAACAGGAGCCTTACCCATGGACTTGGGAAGGATCTTATCGTATACCTCTTGGTGCCAGATCCATCTGTTGTTATCCAAAGTGACGTGTGTATAAATATCACATTCATCATCTCGGCCAGATGCATCGTCAACTACTGAGTCATATTCATTTGGTTTGAAATCGGGGTAAAATTTTTTGAGTAATTTTTTCGAGATTGTTTCTTTTGTTACGATTTCAATAACATTACCGTTACCATCTCTATCTACCACATAGCGGTTGAGCGGATAAAGCTTAAGCCCATCCTTACCCATGAAGATAAGAGCATTACCAGCAACAACAAGATGCTTAAGTGCTTGATGAACTACAACACGATCACCGGAAGCCGCAATGGATTCCATGATGGTGCGTTCAATTTTAGCAAACGACAAGTCAAGTTCTGATCTAATCTCAGGACCAAGCTCTTCAGGAAGATTAATATCGTTAACCTGGAGTTTAAAGAAACTGGTTTGTGGTGGTAGCAATGCAAGCATAAGTTTACTTGCAAGCGTCACCACACCTTTGGCTCCAGTTGATTGCCAGGGTGTAGTAAGTTTAAGAGCACCTTTAGTAAAGTGCTCATCTTCTCTGATAAGATAAGGTAGAGTTAGATCTGCTGCTTGTCTAGCACTGTTTAGAAACTGGGAACGGTCTGAAGACAATCTGTCATAGCGTGATTTAGCAGTCATCAGATGTTAATATTGCTAGATTGAGTTGTACTGAGTCCACCGTAAGCTGAACGCCTAGAGGCAAACTGCTGTTTTCTACGTTTAAACTGGGGAGTACCTGCTGCAGAAGGCGTGCTAGCAGCTGGTCGGATTTGCAGGCCAGCAGCTGCTCTATTTGCAAATGCTTGGTTAGATGCTGAAATCCTTTCACGCTCAACACGCGCCCTTTCATCTGCAGCTTGTTGGTCTTGCATTGCTTGCATATCTGCAGCTGCTTTGTCCTGTATTTTTAATAATTCTGTGGTAAAAAGATCTTGTTGTTTTTTACGTTCTTCAGCATCAATACGCATTTGTTCAGCAATACTTGCCTGGGCAGCAGCAGCTTGCTCTTGAGCCACCTTTAACTGGTCTCTCAAATCCCGGCGTGCTTGACGCTCCGCCTGCTTCCTTCTTTTGCGTTCTTTTCTTTTACGCCGACGGCTTTCTCTGCTCATGAGTTTTCATCCATATAATTTATGACCCACTCAACGACACTACGTTGACCGGATCGGTACATAATTTTTTCAAGTGTATCTTCGGGTGTAGGGGTGGTGGGTGGAAATGTCTCTTGAAGCTTATTAAGCATAGCGTTAGCGGTCATACCACGAACGTCAAGGAGGTTTAGATCAGGCATATTGGGGTAGGTTTACATTAGAATGCTCAAAAAAAGCAGGCATTCTAGCAGACTTGGTTTCGGAAAGTTCAGGAGCCTTACCCTCATACATTAGCCGATCGCTAGAATCAAGCCAAAATTTTTTGTCCAAATATTTGTCCTGAGTATTAATGCCTAGTGGTTGCATTACCCAGTTGATAGTTGCCTTGCGGAGTTTATCAAGAGAAGGAGAGATGTCAAGCCCCAACTCGCGACAAATAAGGCTATTGGTAGCAACGTGGATTTGTTCATCACGACTAATGTCAGCACTTACTGTACGCATTCCAGCGTCACCGTTAAAGCGGAAGAATGGTAGAAGAACGAAGAAAATTGCACGCTCGGCAACCATCGCTTTCGTGATAGTGTGATCTGGATGCGCGATCCAAGCTTTCTGGAGTACCAGGGCCTCCTTTTCAGCCTTTTCATCAATACCGTAGGCATTTGCAATATAACCCAGAGCGAGATCATGGTTTTCCTCGTCTGTGACGTTGGATTCCAAAAGACTACGCGCGGAGTCAGGAACATTTTTATCCAAGGCATCTTTAATAAAATCTCCCACAGGTAGTTCCATATGTCGCAAGGCAAGAGCACGGAAGATTGCCTCCTCCGCGCCCTCTTTGCATGTACCAGCAGTTGTCTGTACTGGTGTCCATTTGCGCTTTCGCGCCATTAGTTTTTCGTAAGGGTTCATTCTGCACAATCACATTGAGGTTCAGGGGTGTCCTCAAGCAGGCTGTTCAGATAATCATTTACATCCTCCTCATCAAGAGCAGCATACGCATTAGACTTATCTTGAACATCGCCCATAACTTGAAGCGAGTAATAAAGTGAAGTCTGGGGCGATTCAAGCCACTCTTCAATAAATGCTTCGTCATACGTGACCACATCAGACCACGAGTTGAAGCTGTATCCGTGAAGAAGTCCAGTTCGATTAAGTAGAGTCATGATGCCATCGGCAACACGTTTGTAAGCTTCCCAGCCTACTTTAGAGGCGATCTCTACGTCGCCATAGTTGTAAGTTTGTACTCCGAAAGTACCGCTGTCGCGATCGACTGTCTGCGAGATAGGTGGAGCGATTTCTGGTGTGCAAGTATAACCATCCAGATCTGTGCTTCGATAACTGCAGGAGGCAGTGGGCGCA